TCTTGGAATGATGCTGCCAATTTGGAACTTTCATGATTCTAGTCTAACATATAATATCTATAAGTCTACATCAACTGAGTCTAAAACACTAATAGTGGGCATCCATCCTATACTTGCCATGATTGATATATCCGCAACGTTATCCTCTGCCTCACCGGGTGTAAATTCTTTTACAGGTAAATCACCCTGACCAAATTTTTCAGCAAGTTTTCTAACAGGAACAGATTGACCATATCCAATTGAAACTGGGCCTGTGACTGTGCTTGGAGCGAGATATCGAATCGCAGTGCATACATCATGAACATGAATCCAATCTCTTTTATGATTTGTGACATAAGTTGCTTTTTTGTCACGAAGTAACCCATACATCATATTTGCTCTTACATCGGGGCCGTAGACGGTTGTGAAGCGCATTCCGACGGAGTTTGGAGGTGCCATTTGTTCATTGATCCACTTACTCATCGCATATGGATTTTCCCAATATAAATCTTCAACTGCACTTGATGATGCATATAGTAGTCTCGTATCTGTTTCTCGACACCAATCAAATATAGGTTTTGCTTTGACTACATTATTAACATAATATGCCTCTGGTTTCTCAATACTCTCACGTATATCTGCCCATGCTGCAAGATGTATGACTAAATCGTAATCACCACCTTTAAAATTACCTACATCATCTGGATGATCAATACCATGCACATCAAAACCATATCCACGTCTCCAATCTGCAAAGACATATCTACCGATGAATCCACGATGTCCTGTTACTAATACTTTCATGTCACTGGCCAATCAATAACTTTTCTGATTTGTTGATTATACTTCCACACTTCTTTGAGCATATCAGCGTTGACATCAAGATTCTCCATTTGAACAATCAATGAGTTCAAATCCTTTGGAAAACAAGTGCCACCAAATCCTCTGTCATTATCTATACCCGGAACTTTAGTATGTGATTTACCGATACGACTATCAGCAGTTACACCCTCACATACCACATCATAATCCATGCCAACAGCTTGACAGAAATCGTAGATCTTGTTGAAGTACGCTACTTTATAGGCAAGGAATGTGTTTGAAAAATACTTAATCGCTTCACTTTCGTCAGAGGTGGTAATGATGCTTGGTATCTCAGGGAAAAATTTTTCAAACATAGCAACAAAGTCAACACAGAGATCCATGTCGCCACCGACAATATTTCTTTCTGAGTTAGCAAAGTCTTTGATTGCATTTCTTGCTGTGAGAAACTCTGGATTGTGAATGACATTATGACGTTCATAATATTTCTTTGTTGTTCCAACTGGCACTGTTGATTTAATTACAAATGTTCCTGTGATATGATCTGGCAATCCCTCAAAAAAATTATCAAGTATTGATAGATCACACTCACCACCATATCTCATTGGTGTTGGTAAACATACAAAAATGAACTCTTGATTTATTACTTCTCCCAGACTATTCAAAGATCTATTCTTATCAGTATCATAGACCTTACATTGTGTCTTATCTCGAAAGTTTTGATAGACAGCATTGCCAACAAAACCATTACCAACTATTCCAATCATGATAACATCCTACTGAATCCTTTAACCTTTTCAAATCTTACCACATTTTCAAACCTATCATCTAGGCCAGTCTTATGTGATATGACGAATATGTTTGCATCCTCAATTACATATTTGATTATCTTTAAAAACTCCTCTGTTCCCTGACCATCTAGCGAACTATCGAATACCTCATCCAATACCATTAAGTTTGTTGATACTGAATTTTTAAACTTGGCAACTTCTCTCCAAGTGAATAACAATGCTAAATCTATTCTTTGTTTCTCTCCCTCACTAAACGATGCATATGAAAAATCTTCGTGAATTGGGGATTGGACGGTTTCGTTAAACTCCTCATCTAGAGTAAAATTTATGTAAAAATCCATCATCTGTAGATAACGGTTTATTTGCTGATTTATCAGCGGTAGATACTTCTTGATGATTTTAGATTTAACTCCCCCGTCCTTTAGCAACTCGTAAGTATAATTAAAGTATTTAATTGTTTCTTTTTTGGTGGCTAAGGACTCATAGGTCTCCTGTAAGGTAGATTTGAACTTTTCTAACTTTTCATGCTCAGTATTTCTGTTTTCAAGTTGATTGGTAAGTGTTTGAATTTCATTTTCAAGTTCTCTTTGTTGCTTTTGGCAGTTAGAGATAAGAGTGTTGTTTTTAGAAATGCCATGCGTGAGTCTAGTGATCTCCTTTGATAAGTTAGTGAATTTACGCTCTCTTTCTTTTTCTTTTTCTATTGCTTTCTCCAGTTCTTCGTAACCGGATTTAAGCTCTTTTGCTTTAGTTTGAGCGTGACTAATTCTATTTAAACGGAAGGATTCTTCTATAGATTGGGTGCATGTAGGGCATGTTACATTTTCACTGAAGAACTTATGTTCCTTCGTAATCGTCGATACTTTATTGCCAATTTGACCTTTCAATGTGTTAAGTTTCGCTAACGTAGTTGTTGTGTTTGTTAATTTTTCCTGTTCTTCTTTCAGACCAAAAATCGTGTCCTCTGCATCTTCATTTTGCATAATGCAAACACATATATCATCAGCAAGTGCATCTTTCTTTTTCTTCTTTTGTTCGATATCTTCCTTACCACGAGTCTCAACATCCAAGATAAATTTCTCTTGCATCTTCACTTTATCATTCAAAGATTCTCTTTTTAAGTCTAATGTTTTGACTTCATCTCTTACTTTTCGAGACTTTTCTTTCAAAATATTATTCATTGATGTGAATATTTTTATATCAAGAAGATCCTCTATCACCTCTCTCCGATTGGGTGCGTTAAGTTGCATGAATGGAATAAAATTACTTGATCCCAATATCACGATTTGAGTAAAAGACTTGTAATTCATCTTTACTACATTTTGCTCCAACCACTTTTGTTGATCATTCACAGACGCAGCTTGATCAAGAAGTTTATCATTTCTCCATATCTCAAATATATTTGGTTTGACTCCTCTTATAACTTTCCAAGAGATAGATCCTATCTTAAATTCTACCTCAACACATAAATCTTTTTCATTAACAGTGTTGATTAGTTGACTTCTGTTTATCTTACGAAATGGTTTTGCAAATAATCCGAATGTAAGTGCATCTAAAACTGTGCTCTTTCCACTACCATTTGCGCCCACAATTAGTGTTGTGGGCGAACCTTGAAAATCGATTTCTGAATATTGATTACCTGTAGAGAGAAAATTCTTCCAACGAACTTTTTCAAATAAGATCATGATTTTTTTTATCTGGTGGTATTACAATGTCATTTGATGTAATTATAGTATAATCATATTCATGAGTTTCGCACATAGCGATCATGGTTGCAGGTTCAACTTCAATTACATGCATCTCAGGATAACCTTTATCCTCTAGCATCATAGCATAGCGAACTGCATCATCCTCTTCTTCAAAGATATACAAAACATCTTCCCCTAGTTCGTTTTGAACAGAGTAAGCTCCTGCATCTTCTTTTCCGTCAATTGTGATGATGTGCATCAGATTACTTCACATGCCTCTTGGTATACTTCTTTTATTATATCCTGTATTGTTGACTTTTGCAAATCAATATCAGACTCTTCCACATATCTATTTAATATTGAAAGAGTATCTTCAGATTCAAATGCTTCAAACTCTTCGTTCTCTTGTAGTTGAAAGTTTTCAAGTATCTTAAGTTCATGAACATCTGATGCATATATCTTATCAATATATCTCTCAAACTTTTTAGGATCTGTTTTTTTACGGACAATCAATTTTAATATCTTACCTGCAAACTCCCTTGTATCAAGAAGCTGTGCATCATCATCCTCATAATATAAATTCAAAAATATACTGTATGGATTATTATAAGGTGTATGCTTCATCGTGTCAGTATCAAAGATATGAAAACCACGATTGTCTCCCACATCATTCCAATACATTTCATATGGATTACCTAGATAATAAACTTTTCCATTATCAGATCTTGTATGATAGTGTCCTGAGTAAACTCTCTCAAACTTATCAAATATTTTGACATCAGTTCCATGATCCATAAAGAATCCCTTATTCATCTCAAATCCTTTACATTCAAGATGTCCCATCACACAAGGTGATTTTGATTCACTGATAACCTTCATTGTTTGCTCTTCATTATCAGAGTTTATCCAAGGTATTAGTAATATATTTAACTTATCTAACTTAATGTCTGTTGCTTCTGAATATACTTTTACATTATCATACTCTCTAAGTAAAAGATCAACAGCATTTATCTCGTTTGTATTCTTGTAATAGGCTGTATGATTACCAACTATCGTATGCACTGTACAACCCATCTGTGCGAGACGATCATAATAATGATCTTTTGCCCATGATAATGCTGCGAAGTCAATACCCTTACGACTATCAAAGGTATCTCCCATATCTACAATCGTAGTAATCCCCTCTTTTTCTAGAGTGGGGAAGAATACATCATTATAAAATTTAAGAAAGAAATCATGAAATACTTTTGAATTTTTACGACATCCAAAGTGTTGGTCAGTTATTATCGCAATCTTCATTAATTACGCAGCTTAGAATGAACAGCATCTTTAATTTGATTATAGTCTGAAGTAGTCATTCCGTCAACCTTATCACCATGCATAACTTCATCATATCCAGACCTTTCTAAGATTTTATTTTTGATATCAAGTTGTCTTTTTTCCCTTTGTATTCTGCGGAGAAATGCATAATGTATAATCTGCGTAAAGTAAGCAAAAGGATTCTTGGATTTCTCAGGATTAAAATTATGAATGTATTGAACGCAATTTTCGATTCCATCAGAGATCATGTCCTCCTTAAACATATAGTTTACAAAGTTAGGTTTAAATGATAAATGATTTGCTATCTTTAAAAAACAATCACCAATATATCTTGGGATGACTGGTTTTGGTTTGTTCTGTATTTGTGCGATCTCTACATCTTCTCTATATCTAATTAAAGCTGCAAGGAACTCTTTATTATTAACATAATGTTCCGATCTTTTTCGTTTAGGCATATTCCTAGTTATCGCCATAATTATAATCCTTATTATGTAGAAAGTATAACATTTATACCATAAAAAGGCAAGCACTTGACAACATATCAAAATATGTGTACAATAACCTTTGTAGAGGTTTAAGGATATTAGCCCTTTGATTCTTTAGATTTATATAGTTTCTCTAGTATATCCTTTGCATCATTGACCGTAGAAATATATCCCATTTTACGACTTAATTTAGGTTCATTATTCTTTGATCGAGTGGTATCTCTTAACCATCTTTGATACATTGATATCATTTCTACATCAGATGATTCTGACATTGTTAATACTTCGCTTAAATCCACCATAAACATATCATCCTTACTGGTTTTTAGCCATGGTTCTACTTTATATCCTGTCATTCCATTTTTGCTTTTGACCTCACTTACCATGATTGGATTCGATACCAATAATACAGTTCGATTTACTTCTTCAGAGGCAGCAACTTTTGCAAAGATCTCCTCTCCACTTTTGAATTTGATAGTAGCATAAAAGTCGTCTTCGATCATTTGTCTTTGAGTTGTATTGTTATTATATCATAGTTAAAGTTTTCTTCATTATAAATCTTAATTCTTTCAATAAGATGATTCAATGTGTAATTTTTCCTTGATTTAACTGAGCAGTCATCAGAGATATCGTATAGAATAGCTTTGGCTTTGTTAGTTCCTTTTCTGAGAACTCTTCCAATGCTTTGGAGGTTCCGTATTCTGGACTTTGAAGGAGAGGCGAAAACAATATTATGCAAGTTTTTAATATTGATACCTGTTGAAAATGTGCCATAAGATGCAACGATGATAGAATTCACTTCTCTCTCAGTGATCTCTCGAATCTGTTCTCTTTCTTCAGCATCCACACCACCATGAACAAAGAAAACTTTTCGTTTATCACTCTTGTTTGTATTTATCATACTGTATAGCACTGAACCATGAGCTTGTACTCTACTATACAAAATTAAAGTGTTACCTTTAAGATCAAGTGCTAAGTTTGTAATAAATTTATTTCTCTGTTCGTGGGATATTAAATATTCAATCTCATCATTATATGTCTCAAACTTTTGTGGTGGATGTTTTAATACAAGACACTGAATATCTAACTGAGAAAGATGCCCTTGCTTCATGAGTTCATCTGTTTTAGTCACCTTGTATGATGGGCCAAACAGTCCCTCTAAGACCCATTTATGCGTCTGTGTGCCGTCTAAAGTTCCTGTGAATCCAAACCTATACTTCGCATGATGTAATTTTGTCATTATAGATATTAATGACTTACTTTTAAATAAGTGAGCTTCATCACCAATCACAACGTTATAATCTTCAAAGAAAGTTCTGTCTAGTTTATAAACTGACTGCCATGTTGTAATTGTAACTGGATACTCATTGGTCTTTTCTTTACCTGAATATATTCTGTGACAGTATGACTCAGAATCCCAACCATAATCCTGAAAGTCCTTATACATCTGCTCTACGAGAGATGTCGTCGGAACAACTAGCAGGATTTTTTGACGTTTATCTACGTAGTATCTTACGAGAGAATAAATCATCAAAGATTTTCCTGAAGCAGTCGGTGATATCAATAGCTTTCTATTGTGCCTTAAGGCATCGAATACTCCATCAACTTGGTATTGTCTGGGGGAATGAGAACATATAGATCTCATATAATCTTTTACACCCTCATATGAGATACCATCATTGAGTTCAAAAGGAACTCCGTAATATTCATTGTCTTGAAATTTATATGTATAATCGTGTCTTTTGCAAAATGCAATGATTCGATCTAACAGACCAACATAAATCCTCTTTGATCTTAAATCAAATAAATGTATTTCACCATTCCAATTACGATTCCGATATTGAGGCATAAACTTTGCGCTCTCAACTTGGAATGTGAAGTGATCTCTTAACTCATATTCAATATGAGGATCTGCTTTGACTCTAAGAAATACTTCATTCGCTTTGGATATGACAACATTAGCAGAAGTGTTTATCACATAGATCCATGAATCTATATGTATTTATCACCCCATTCCAGCGTTAAATCTCATTTCTCT